GGTAGGAGCTTGATGCTCCCACCGTCATTCAGATGTTTAGAGTCTTCGGTTTCAGGATTTCGAGGAGGTCTTTCTGGAGTGTTGGATTTCTTAGGCTCGGTGAATGAGTGGGAAAATCCGCCGCATTCGTGAAGTCATTGAGCATGAGGTCGAACTCTTTGTTGCGGTTCCAAGTCCATGGATACAGGAATTGATCGAAGCTTGGGTCGATGGTCTTCAGTGCCGCACAGGCGGGACACTCTGGGACAAGTTGAGTGTTGGTCGGATCTGGCACCATCCGACGGATTGAACCATTCGCATCGAGAAACCAATTGCTTGATTGCACTAGAGGCAACAAAGCGAGGAGTTGCTGAAGGGACAGGGGTTTTCTGATCACTTCCATTTGGAACTTTTCGTTGGGCTTTTCGCCACACATGATCCGTGGTAATTCCCGATATCGAAATCGAGTTCGACCAATCAGGAGTCCTTCCCGCTCGGACTCTTTGGCTCGAACACCTTGAATCGGTACATGAAGTTGAATGCATTCATGGATACGGCCCATCCGGCTCGCGACAGATCGACGCGCCAGCAGATGTCATCCGTATGTTCGACACCATCAGCCTTGAAGTAGACCTTCCCGGTGTACCACACCAAGGGCACCGGGTTGGAATACGCAGAGAGCACTGCCAGGATGGCGGCATTCTCGCAGGGCGTTGACAGTAGGTCAATCTTTCCATTCGGAATGATGACCTCCTTGGCATGGAGACCCACCGGCAGGCCCAGCAGGATGGTCCAGGCCAGCAGGTTGCTCAAAAGTGTACGCATGTGCGCACCTCCGTTCGTCGTCGTTGTCGTCGTGAGGACGGGGCACGGGAGTCCCCGGCCGCCGTACTGGCGACCAATAGCTTTTCGCGCCAGGGAGCTCGCGCTCGGGGCCGGGTGAGGCCACCCCCATCCCGGACCCTTTTGCGGAGCACCTGCGTCGAAAAACCTATAGCTGGTGTTTACGCGCCAGCTTGATGAGCCGAGCCGAGATGTCGTGCTCGGGGTTCTTCATGATGGCATCAGCCATCGCGATCCTCATTTGAGGTCCTCGAAATCGAGGTGCCGCCACTCGTCTGAGGAGCGGGTGGATGATCCCCGCTTTCTGCTCCTCGCGGGTTTCCGTTCGTTGCTTGGGGTGTTCGATGATGCACATGGAAGCTCCTTTTCGGAATGAGCGAGCTTTCGCTCACTCGATGGTTTGAAGACAAGGACCACGAGTACGATGGCCCCAAGAATGACTAGAATGGTACCTACTGACAAGGCTGCCCTTCAGTTCTGCTTGAACTCTTCGACCTTCTCTTCGGGGAAGAGTCGGATGAACTGCTCTTTCCGCATGACGTAGGTGTTCCCGCCATTGTTGTTCGTGGCGTGGAAGCTGAAGATTACTTCCGGGAACTCCTTGAGGTAGACCGCTGAGTCGGGTCCACAGAAGGGTTCTTCTTCGCCGTTGTCGCCTGCGACGATGCGTGCGATTTCGTTTCTCAAGAGGTCTCCACCGAGTAGCACCAGTGGCCCTCCCGTGAGGCCCATGCCCTGTGGATCATCTTGTAGATGCTTTGAGAGCATCTCGTTGAGTTGCGCCAGAGTGAGTTTCTCCTCGCTGACCGCGTCGGCGGAGATGATCTCGGTGAGGATCGCGTGGGCGTAGAGCATCACCGCCGGGATCAGAGGTTCAATCGCCAGCACGGTTCCCCGGGGATGCGCCAAGCTGGTTCGGATGTCGACCAGCAAGGGAGTCTGCACCCCTGGGAGACCGAGGGCCATGATCTGCGTGGGGATGGTTGGTGCAGTCATGACCCTCTCCTTACTTGCCGAGTTCGATGTTGCAGAACCAGACGTCCGGGCTGAACCCACCGGCAGCGATGAACGCCACCTTGGTCTTGTCCTTCCCGGCCTTGGCCAGCTTCTCCCACAGCGCGGTGGCCAGCTTCTTGGCCTTCGCGGGATCACCCTTGGCCAGACGCTCGACCTTCAGACGACGCATGGTGTCCCCCTTGTCGAACACCCGGATCTCGCCGGACTCACGATCGAACATCATCGACTTGAGCTCGACGAACTCCGACTTGCGGGTCTCCCCTTCGCGCTTCGTGATGAAGCCGTTGGTGTTGGCCTTGACCTTCGGGGTCTCGGCGACGAAGTTGATGAACGGATTGGCGACGGTGTTGGTCTTTGCCATGATGTTTCCTTAGGGAAGTTGAGGCATTTCTGCCTTGGAGTTGATTTTCGAATGTTCGGACACATACACATACATGCCCGTTGCCAGATTACCGGAATGGCACCATTGATTGGCACCGGGAGCCCACTGCAACACGGTACAGCCGTGATAGTGGCCATCCGAATCGTAGTGGTCTATCCAGTAATGATGCGCGAACTTGATCTCCGTTGCCGGTGGCTTCGGGAAATCATGCGTGTGCATCACCACGCGTAAGGTTCCCAACGGTTCTTCATGTTGTTCCGGGTCTTCTCCGGGTTGGCCAGCGGCTTGGTGGAGCCGTGGTTGCCCTCGACGAGGACCACGAAGGTGAAGATCTCCTTCTCTTCGGCGTACTTGATGTACTCCTCGAACTCCCAGATGCGCGAGTTCGGGTTGGCCACGATGACCGAGATGCCTTCGTCCATGGCCTTCTTGGCACGAGCGAGGCAATCCGCATGGGCCTCCTTGAGCTTCAGCGGGTCGAAGACGTACTGATCGCCCTGCATGAAGAAGTCGTCGGCTTCGACGATGACGCTGGTGTTCCGCTGTTCGCTCAAGAGTGCAGCGAAGGTGGACTTGCCTGCACCCGGGAGACCGCGAAGAATGGTAAGGGTTTGCATGGTTTCACTCCTAAACGTAGACTTACGTCTTACTGGAACGTAGAACAACAATGAAGACGGATGTTCCGAGCCGCTTCACGTCCAGGTCACCGCGACCTAGATTCTGGATGAACATGTTGGCTTCCAAGAGGTTGGAGAAGACTGCGTCTCCAATCACCTTGTGGCCGTGCTTCTTCGAGGCGATACCGAGTACCTCCTCCTTCGTGAGGTGGATCAGCACGTTCGAGCCTCCAAGATCTCGATGTCTTGGCGGCAAGAAGGGTCGATGAGGCTGATGAACTCCTGCGCCCTGCACCGCGTGTTGAACCTGCCGATGACGCGGCCGTTGAGCAGCACGAGGTAGATGTAGGTGATGGTCATGATGACTCCTAGCTGTTGAGCAGGTTGGTGGCCTCGATCTCCGAACCGAGATCGGGCTCGACGTTGCGGAACGTCAGGCGATCGAAGATCGTCCAGATGCCGTTGACCTCCTTGACCACGTAGCGCGGCCCCTGAGGGAGCGGGCAGTTGCGCAGGCCTTGGATGGCCTTGTGCTCTCGATCGGCGTTGAAGGGACGGAAGTGCGGATGACCGCTATTGTGGTGCTTCGTGCGATCCATGTGGGTTCTCCTATGTGGATCGTTGTTGAGCTTCGACGCCTTGGGTCTCACCCCTTGGTCGTCTTTGCTCTCTGCTGTCCTCATTGTGGCGAGGACAGACGAGAACATCAGTCGATGTTGAAGAACGTGTCGAAGATGGTGACACAGAAGATCAGGAGCGAGCCTGAGAGCAAGCCCATAACGACGTAGAACATGTCAGCCCTCCACCGAGTACGAGAAGCCGAGGGCGTACCACATGTTCGCGATGTTCTGCGCGAAGGCGCGGGACCGATGCCACGACTTGTTGACCACGTTCATCTGGTTGTCGAAGATGTAGAGTTCGTACATGATGTACTCCTTGGTTGCGAGTGATGCGTGATTGCTTCACTCTCTCATGGGCTCATACTCGAACTCTTTCGAGTCCTTACAAGCCCAAGCGAGAATGTTAGTCCTCGTAGTACTCGTACGGATCGCCGTTGCCGGGCTCATCGAGCCAGCCGGTGTCGAACAGATCGAACGGGAGCAGCTCCTCATCGGGATCTGCCATGTCGCCGCCACAATCAGCGGCCAATTGTTCACGGCGCAACATCTCCATATCGCGCTCGTGAGCCAGGTCTCGTTCTTCGTGGATCATGATGATCTCCCCTTCAGAGCGACATTGCTCCGTGCTGGCCCCACGCAAGAGCCAGACCGGAACACTAGTCATCACAGCCATAGTCATCCAGATCAGATGGTGCGTCGAGCTCGTCGAGCTCGTACACAACACCATCGACGATGACAATATCGCCGAAGAACTCAGTGACCTCACCGCAAGGGATGGCAGAATCCATGACAAGCTCCAGACCGGACACGCCGGCAACAGCGGGCAAGACGCCCATACAGAAGGAGGGGGGACCGAAAGAAGGCTACCCACCCCCCCACCACCAAACACGTCCCTTACGCACCCAGACGGACCCCAATGAAGGTAAAAGAGGGGGTACCTCTTTGCCTATCAAGAAAGGAATCATGAGGAATCATGCCAAAGAAAATTTCCCCCAGCACGGAACCCACTCCAGATTCCGAAAGAAAGAAGAAACTTCTGAAGGAACAACTTCGAAGAACCAAGCTCACAAAGTACACCAATTCCTTCCAAGTATTCGCCGAAGAACAGGTGAAGATCATCACAAAGAACCGCAAAGAAGGACTGGTTCCATTTGTTTTCAATGATGCCCAGACTATCATCAACCAGAAGGTTGAAGAACAGAGAGCAAAAACAGGAAGAGTGCGTGCCATCATCCTGAAAGCTCGACAGCAGGGCATCAGCACCTGGGCGACTGCCCGGGTATTCTGGAAGACAAAGTTCAACCCAAATAACTCTGCCGTCGTGATGGCCCATGATGCTCCGACATCAGAGGCTCTCTTTGAGATGTCGAAGAACGTAATCGACAACATGACTCCTGAGTTCAAACCCACCATCGAGAAGTCGAACGCCCGAGAGATCAACTTTCAGGACAACAAGTCGGGTTATCGTCTGTTCACCGCAGGTTCTCCCGAATCTGGACGTGGACAAACTCCCACCATCGCGCACCTTTCCGAAGTTGCCTTCTGGCCCTACGACAAGAAGATTCTTGCAGGTCTCTTCCAGGGCATTCCCGACGCGGACGACACTGAAGTGATCCTCGAAAGTACCGCCAACGGGATGGGAAATGAGTTCCATCGCATGTGGCTCGAAGCTGTGGACGGCAAGTCTGATTACATCGCCATCTTCATTCCTTGGTTTCTCACGAAGGAATACAAGCGAGCAGTTCCTCCTGGATTCTCCCTCTCGGAGGAAGAGAAGACCTACAAGGAGAAATTCAATCTCACCGACGAGCAGATGTACTGGAGAAGGCTCAAGATCGCAGAATCTGGAGAGCTCACCTTCAAGCAGGAATACCCTTCGACTCCCCAGGAAGCCTTTGTGGTCTCAGGTTCTTCTGTCTTCGATAAGGAGAAGCTTGAGAAGTACATCCCACAACCCATCATTCTCTGCAAAGAGTACGATGAAAGTAGGTGCGAGTTTGTGGACTGTGAAACGACGGCAGGTTCCCTGAAGATCTACCGGACTCCCAAGTTCGATGATCTCTTCCTCATTGGGGGAGATGTCTCCCTTGGGGTCGGGAAGGATTATTCCGCCGCTGTGGTCATGGACTCGCACAAGCGAGTGTGTGCTCTCTATCGGAACAACCTCATCGACCCCTCGAAGTTCGGCGATGTCCTCTTCTATCTCTCGAGGTATTTCAATAATGCTCTCCTTGGACCCGAAAGGAACTCCATGGGAGCCGCAACCATTGCACGCCTCATCCAGATGGGCCACCAGAACCTCTACAGACCGGTTCAAATGGCAAACGTGCAACCCCATGAGACAGAGGAGATTGGCTTCCGGACCACTCATACCTCCAAACCGGCCATCATCGGCAATCTCAAGAGAGCCCTTGAGGCCAATGAGCTGTGGATCCCTTCGACCATCATGCTCGCAGAACTGAAATCCTACATCATGAAGGACAATGGTGGAACCGAGGGTGCTCCGGGCACCAACGACGACACCGTGATTGCTCTGGCCATTGCGCTGGAGATGCATCGTACCCACGGGCAGAAGCTCACGAGGGACAAGGTGCCATTTACCCAGAAGAATCTCCTGCAAGCGCAGATGGCGCAGGATCATTCCACCTGGCTGTAGCGGAGGACGCATGACTACAATTCTCGCAGATTTCAAAGTGGGAGCCATGGTCTCAGATACCATGGTCAAGGATTTGGGTGACAACATCTGGCACGAACCCAAGATCTTCCTCGCCAAGAAACACAAGATGCTCATCGCAGGGGCAGGAAGTTGTGAAAGCGAAGACCAGATCATCGGTTGGTTTCGAAAGAATGGACTCACCAGCAAAGAGGAATGGCCTCCGAAGGTTCCAGACAATCAGACTGAGTACCTCCTCATGACTCCCAAGGGTCTCTACCACTTCAACAGTGACTACTGGGAACCCAAGCGGATTCCTTCTGGCCTCATGACCGCAGGTTCAGGCACTCCCTTCGTGAGAGCAGCCTACGAGGCTCTCGGAGAAAGGACTCTCGAAAACATGAAGAAGGCCGTCAAGATCGCCTGTAAGTTCTCCCTCAACTCAAGACTTCCGCTTCAAGTGAAGTATCTCCCAGGTCGCACACAAAAGAAAGGCATCGAATGTCACTCCAAGAATACAATCCCGTAAGCGATGATGGGGTTCTAGACCTCATCGACCAGGGCTTGGTGAACAGTGTCGGCAAATGGCTCGAAACTTCTGATCTCACAGCTGAACGCCAGAAGGCAACCTACGAGTATGGAATGATTTCTCAGGGTCACCTGGCTCCTCAGGGCGTCTCTCAGATCGTTTCCTCCGACACCGTGGAAGTGGTGGAGGGTTACCTCGCCATTCTCTCCGAGTTGCTCATGTCGAATGACAAACTCGCCAAGTTCATTCCCCACAAGAAGACACCGACGGCATATGCAGCCGCAAGTGTTGCCTCCAACCTACTCAATGACACCATCTTCCGCAAGAATCCAGGCTGGGCGGTCCTCTCGACGTGGATGAAGTCGGCTCTCATGTGGAAGAATTCCATCATCCATTGGGACTTCGTCGAAGAATACGAGTACAAGTTCCAAGAATTCGAAGAAATCGACCAGAATTCACTGGACCTCATGCTTGCAGGGGACAGTTCTCTGGAGATCATCTCGGAGGATGAGCCGACCGCAGAGGTCACTCAGGGGGAAGATGGGGAGGAAATCCTCACCATCGTGCATCACAATGTCCGGGTGAGAACCAAGAAGGACAAGTGTCGTATCGTTCTCAAGAACGTGAGACCCGAGCTCTTCAGAATCTCACAAGATGCAACGACGCTCTACGATGCAACCTACATCGGCGTCCTCGAAGAATCAACCCGCTCGGATATTCGGCAGAACTATCCGGATGTTGAAGTGGACTTCGATGCCCTCAGCGATGCAGCAGGGGGTTCTGAGTCTTTCATCGTTCACTTCAATGAAGAGCGTGCCGCTCGGAAACGTCTGGCAGGCGATTCGTCCTATGTGACTGCAGGAGAGATCAACGGATCCACTCTGGAAGAAGCCAACCTCCCG